AAGCTTCGCTCGTCACGGCTCTGATTCGAGCGAACAGGTCTGCAAATACAGGATCCATGGATTCGAGTGACTCGCGGGTCGAGCGGCTCCAAGGTTTTCTCTTGGAGTTGAGTTCGCCATAAACGGCGAGCGTCTTGTCCTTAAGGACCTGGCGCTCCTCATCCGTCAATCCAAGTTGGGTGCGAAAGACCGGAGTTGGGAAAAGCAGTTGCATCATGCGGCCACCACCGCAATCCGCGCGTCTTCTGCACCTGGGAAATACTTCCAGCCAAACTTCACCCGGATTTCATCACCAGCAGACATGCCTGCTGCGGACACGGGAACGGTAGCCAATCCATGGGTTGCACGAACTCGTGCGAACGGCACCAGCCCGCTCACGGCTTCAAGGTAGACAACAGCCTCTCTGTCAAGCAGTTGCCCTGCCACATCCTCAATGCGCAATGCGATGGAGGCACTGCTGCCCACTGGAACACTGGCAGGCGCTTGCACATGAATAAACGGAAACGCCATGGTGCGAACAGCTCCGCTGCTGGCCGCTTCGCTCCAAACGAGCGCGCAGTGCTCATCGACCTGAATGTTGGCGTCTGTCGCCTGCGCGTTGAGGTTCACCGTGATAAATAGCTCATCATCACTGGCCGTTGCAAATGGCACGTTGATGCCCACCAGAAGATTTCTCTTGAGGCGTTGGGCGTAATCGACAGCTGTTTCGCGATTGGGGAGTGTTTCTGGATACAGCGCAAAGACAGGAAGAAACGCCCCGGCATGAACAGCCACAAAGTAAGTCTGGTGATCGCACCAGTCGTAGCGCTTGCGCAGATCGGCGATGTTGACAACCACGGACTCGATCAACGACAAGCCTGTATCGCCACTAGTCGCATCATCTGTCGCAAGCTCAGGCAGGTACAAGGACACGCTCAGGTCACTGGTGGCGGGGTCGAAGCCGAGGTGAACGGTGGGTTGGAATTGGGGATGGATTTGTGCGTTGCGCACTGCAATGATTTTCATGAGCGGTGTCCTTAGCAGCAGCAATCGCAGTTGCAATTGCAGTTCGTGTTTCGATAAATGCGCACCGTGTTATCGGTGGCGACTTGAACCAATGCGTTGACAGCCAACGCGCCACCGATACCGTCACCAACGTTTCCGCTGTACTGAAATGCCGCTACTGCAGTTGGTCGTCCACTCACACCTGTCCAGGGCACGCTGCCTGCACTGCCCGCATAGTTCACCGAGAAGTTCGAGGGGTTGTAGACATAGAAGTTAGTTCCATCGTTGCCTCCCCAAAGCCAAGTTGGCTGCCCCGCCTGGCCAGACCAGTTGTAAGTGCCCGCGCCAGCAGTTGAATTAAGCTGACTTGCAGTTGCAGCGTTTCCACTCACGCTGATCGGCCAAGTACCCGAAGCTCCAGTGCCACCGGGTTGCGGTGGCGTGAAACCGAGAGCGGCAATCACCTGCGCATAGGTCGGTGCTGTGGCGTTGATCACACCCAGCGCTGTGCGAGCTGTTGCGGCTGTACCGTCCGAGCCCAGCAGCCCAGTGAGGTAGTCGTTCAAAGAATCAAGGGCAGTCTTGAACTGCCCTTGGGTAACTGTTGAACCAGTGAAGCTGGCTTTGGATGGAATCGCTGTCATAAATGCCTCCGGTTATTTCCACATAGGCGCGGAGTCCCCCTGACCCGGCACATAGCCAGGCACAAAGGTGACGATCACGCCGTCTGCGCGTTTGAGATAAATCTTTCCGTCCGCCACGTTGAGTACCAACTCACCCAGCGTGACTTGCGCAGCGGTGGGTACGGCGGCTGCCGTGCTGCTGCGCTTGTGCAGGATGGTGTTGGCCATGGTTAGAACGACCCTCCGTCAATCGTGGCGCTCGTGGACAAAGCGTCCGTGATACCAAAGCCCGAAAGAGTCGTGGGTTTGCCGCTGACGCTGGTCCAAGCAGGCGTGATAGTTACAGCCGTACCGATGGCAGTCACACGACCCTTGGCATCAACCGTGATGGGGGAAACCGCAGTGGCGCTGCTGTTGTAGGTGCCAGCGGTCACGCCACTCGCTGCCAAAGTGAGTGCCATGGATGTCGTGCCCGATCCCGTGACGTCGCCCGAAACCGTGATGTTCTGGTTAGCGGTTATGTAGCCGGGGTTGGACCCGGCCGTTACCCGACCGGTGGTATCCACCGTCATGCTGGAATAAGTGCCCGCAGTGACACCTGTCGCAGTGATCGAGAGCGTGTTGCCGGTCTTGGTTAGACCTGTACCCGCTGTAAGTTGACCAAGCCCGTTGAATTGCTGGAATGTCAGCGCTGTGGTGCCTAGAGTGATAGTTCCATTGGTTGCCAGAACCCAGCCGGAATCGGCGTAGCTGGTACCTTCTTCAACAAAGACATAAAGGCCCGACGTTAATTCGCCGCCGGGTGTGTTGTCAGCATCCGCTGATCGAGCCCATGCGCCTGCCGCCACAACATACAGGCCGTTTTGCGCACCTGCGGTTTGGTCCTTGACCAGCACCCGATCTCCAGCAACCAACAGCACACCATCAATGGTCTGAATACCAGACAAGGTAATGTTTGCCGTCGTGGTGGCGCGAACCGAGGCTTTGAAATCAAGGCCAGTGATGGCGTTGTCCACATACTGCTTTGTTGCTGCATGCAAGGCGTTAGTGGGGTCAGCAGCCAGCGTCAATGCGCCGGTAAGCGTTCCACCAGTAAGCGCCAGTGCATCAGTGATGCCGTAGCCAGACAAGGTGGTGGGTTTGCTCGTCACGCTCGACCAGGCCGGTGTCAAAGTGACCGCTGCACCTGTGCCCGTGATTCGGCCCTTGGCATCTACCGTCAACGGTGTGATGGCGGTGGTGCCGTTGTTGTAAGTTCCAGCCGTTACACCACTGCTGGCCAAGGTCAGCGCAATCGCTGTCGTTCCTGTGCCCGTGGCATCACCAGAAACGGTGATGTTCTGGTTTGCAGTGAGGTATCCGGGATTGCTGCCACCAGTCACGCGCCCTTTGGCATCTACAGTGACGTTGGAATAACTGCCTGCTGTGACACCACTTGCAGCTAAAGCCAGCACCAAGCCACCTGACAAAGTTCCAGTTCCTGTGGCGTCTCCACTGATTGCGAAGCTGTCAGACTTCTTAGCAAAGACCCCCGAGCCTGCAGCCGCTGTGACAACGCTTCCGGACTCTCCGATGAACAGCGTCTTACTGACTTCGGACCAGGCCAGTTCACCCACTGCAAGTGTGGGCGGTGTGGCGGTGGTGGCTGACCGTTTGATTTGTATAAGGTTGGGCATGAGGTTCTCCGTTGAAATTTAGAAATAGCCCGCGTCCAGGGCCAAGACAGTGACATCAGGTAATGGGCCAGGCGGACCGACCGCACCCTGATCGCCCTTTGGACCTTGTGGCCCAGGAACTGTGAGCGTGACTTCGACTGAAGTGCTGTCCCATTGCGGCTCTAAGCTCAAGCTGACTTCGGTGGTGGATGTGATCGAGGTGGTCATAGGTCAGGCTCCAATTACTGACTCACATCGGGCACTACGGGCACGATGAATGTTTCTGTCGATCGCACCATCCCTCCGTCATGCACTTCGACATCGCAGTAAAGATTAGCTGGTGCCGGGAACGATGCGGACTGGGCAGGATCGACGAGCGAAAGATAGAAGCGCCCCGGATTCAAGGTCTGGTCAGGATCAATTGCCGCAGAGAGGTTGGCGACCAAAGCACCGACACTCGTGCGCAGTTGGGAACGAATGGTTTGGGCACTCAGCTGGCTCGCCACACCGTTGATGCGGTAAACACCAGACAAAGCGAAGGTATCGCCCCGCTTGAACGGGGGCGTTATTTGTGCAGTCATTTCAATATCCTTGAACGTAGGCGTCCACAGTCCCAGCGGTTGCAGCGCCACTGGCGTTGAAACACTGGATCAGCGGGCCAGAGGTTGATTTGTCGACCACGCGGGCCGTGGTGGCAGAACCACCGTCTGAATGCAATGTGAGGCTCACGATCACCACGTTTCGCCAGCCGGTGCCAATCGCCAATCGAGTACCTCCCGAGGCAATGACCACATCCGGGAGGCGAATCGTTTTATCGGGCACATCGATCTGCGCAACCACCGAGCCAATCAGGCCTTGTAAATTGCTCTGATCGATGTCGATGCGAAACTGATACGTTGTTCCGGCATCAGCCCATGCGCGTCCAGGAAACGGCACGTAGGCCACGTCCGTCGTCTTCTTCCAAGTGATCTTCCAGGCGTAGCCACTGATGGTGGCTGCGATCGTGAGACTGCCACTCTCGGTGAATGTGACGCTGCCCGTCCAAGAAATGGCTTGGTACTGTGGCACCAAAAAAACTGCAGCGGTGTTAGTCCACAACTGCGCCGTGTCGTTACTCCACATGCGCGATGAGTCGGGGGCTACCACCGGCGTCGTATTGAGCGTGTAGCTTGCAAACACGTTCTCCACCGGCGCATCACCTAAGTTGCAGGCAATGGCCGTGACGTTCAGGCTTTCATTACCTGTGGTGTCGACCGCTTTGATCAGAATCTGACCGGCCCCGTAAGGAATGGTGACCAGATCCCAGGGTGAGACTGACAGCAGACCGGTGTGTAGTTCCAGCGCATCCGACCAGGAACGACTGCCCCCCGGCTGCCAACGCACGCGGTAACCAGCAAGATCGATGTCTGTGACTGGTCCCCAAGTCAGGCGCTCGCCGTCTAGGCGCAGCCAAGGGACATCGGAAGGTGGTGCAGTTTTACCCACCACTTGAACCGTCCCCTGGCTCCAGGCCCCGCGCACGCCGATCGAATTGATCGCCCGAATGCGAACGTTGTAGCTGGCTCCATCTTGAACTGGCGAGACCCAGGCCACGCCCAATTCGGCAGCCACGATGTCCACCGGCGACCATCCAAGATCGGTGGTCGCTTTGGATTGAATCTCTACCTGACCCTTTTGGGCGTAGACCTCTGTGGGTGCGGTCCATCCGACCCGGATGCGGGAAATGACAGAGCCATCAGCCAGTCGAAGTAATTCAGATGTACCGGAGGCCAGAGTGAGACCCGACACCGCAGGCACGCTGAACGGGTCTGGCAAATTGGACTGGGCTATGACGGCGGCAGGCGACAGGACCGCTTGCGTGTAAACACTGGCGCTGTATTCACGGGCTACGACATAGACCTCATCGTTGTCCTTGATCTCGATTTGCATGATCCGAAACAATTTGGCCGACCAACCCGGCGTTGAATGCGTAATTGGCACCACGTCCCCAACCTCGCAGCGCAAGCCCTCCTGAAAAGCGGAGAACTTCACGATCAAACCGTAGCGGCTCTGGTTAAGGGTCAACTGACCGATGTTTTGCGCCCGGTAGCTGTTGGCTGTGAAAGGCAAATCAATCTTGGCTTCCAGAATCAGACCGTTGTCAGTAGCACGCAAAGCTGTGGACTCCACCATTGCCAAATCGGGCTGCCACTTCTTGGCCGGGTTATAGAACCCTGCGGTGACCCGGTTGTACTTGGCGCGTTTACCGGCCTGGCTGATGACCCAAGAGCCGGTGATGTTGCTCTCAGTGAACCCGAAGCTTGAGGCTGTGGTGGCCACATCAAGCACCAAACGGTACTTGCCTCCGCTAAACACCAACATGCCCCGGCACGCGGTGAGCAACGCGCGCACGTTGTCATACGCGGTCTGGTTTGTGTCGATCGTTCCGTCGCAGGCGTAAGCCGCATAGTTCACCTGGGTCAGCGTGTGTTGGCCCGAACCTGCGGAAGTCAGATCGATGGCCACACCGGCAAAGGCATTGGCCAGTGTGGTGGCCAGTTGGTAGCTGGTGTCAGTTACCTTGATAGCGTAATAAGTTGTCCCTGCGACCAACGGACTGGGCAAGGTGGCGGTGCTGCTCACTTTGACACCGTCACCGGTGTCGATCGGAATCGGTTGGGAGAAAGTCAGCGCTTCGGTCGTGGTGCTGACCGTGAAAATGTCAGAAAAACTGGGGGCCGTAATCCGCACATCGCAGGCGTTCGCAGCTGCTGCAATGCTCGTGTCATCGATCGCGCTGCTGGCTATGCCTCGCCCGTAAATCGTGTTACTCAGGTAGTCCCGAAGGACGAGTGCTGGGTTGTTGGAATAGCGGGTCTGACCGTTTCGTGGGTCGAACAAGGTTCTGCCGCGCACATCGGCAGTGATCGTGGGCAGGCCAGAGAAAGCGTTGCGGTCGTACTTGAGCTTGACGTACAAGTAGGCGCAGTTGGAAAGTTTGCAGGCACTGGTCCATTTGGGTACATCAGCGGTCAGCGCTGCATCGGCTGCTTCACCCGGCGTACCCAGGTGCTTGGTAACAGTGACCAGGCCATTGAATTTGGCGTCACTTGAAAGCACATCGTCCAAGTACACGTTATCGATCGCGGTCACGGGGCCTTCTGACAGCACCAGCACCAGATGCAGGTATTCGTTGCTGCTTCCGGAGACCTCAATAAACACCCGTGTGCCACCCACCCGTCGGCGACCGTAGATCACAGGGATGGGGTCGACATTGCTCTGGGAGTTAATCAGGATGCCCTGCGCCTGGGCCGAAGACAGCGCTGACTGAGCGCTCGAGGGCGAGTTCGAACCGATCAGTGACTGCACCGCAAGATTGGCAACACCCCCGGCGACCAAACCGGTCGCACCGCCGATAAAGCTGGCTGTGGCAAGCGATGCGCCAAGAACGTCAGCCGCTGCAGCCGTGATGCCCGACTCAATGACCATGCCAAGTACGGCATCAGCCACCACCGCACCCACAGCCTCCGACACCACCGACCCAACGATGGCTCCAATGACGATCCCTGCCATTACCCGACTTCCCTGTCCCGAACTACCTTAGCGTACAGGCGCTCAACGTCCTGGTAGCCCAGGTGTCCGAGCAGGCGACCGAAGTCTTTGGTCTGTTTGACGTGGTAATAAATCTTTTGCACGCCCTGGGCTTTAAGGCCCATCTCGGCAAAGCGCAGCAGTTTCAGAACGATACGCCCGGCACGTACCTCGGGTACGGCATACACAGCGCTGTTGGCAGCGACCAGTGCGTCCTGGTAATGGATATGGGTCTGCACGATGAATGCTGCGTAGCCTACGATCACACCATCGCGCTTGGCGATGAAGGTGGCGAGTTTCCCGGCAGCGTCGAGTTCAACGTAGCGAGCCCAGTCGATGTTCAGGCGTTCGAGATCCTTCTGGCCGACTTCCTCGTACTCACGCTCGGCCAGGGCTTGGAGTTCTTGGGTTGCCGTGCCAATCGGGATACGCGCATAGGTGTAGAAAGATCGTCCGCTCTTCACAGTGATCCCCACTTGATTTCCCGATTGATGTTGGTGACGAACTGAAACCCACGGTCGCCCGGAAACCAGATCTGCTCTTCCGGGTCATTGGTGTGCCTGCCCGGCGTGCGTTGGAAATCCACCCACTGCGAGCTGGCAGTCACTGCGATCGTGCAGGTGCCGTTGTTCGGGTCGTCGGAGATTTCCATGCTGTCAATCCGACCATCGAACACCAGCAAGGGGTTGCTGATGATGGCCAGGCGGTAGTCCAGAAATCCCTTGTAGATGGCAATTCGCCGGTCGATGTAGGGTTTAGACAGCGCAATTGAGATCCAGGTCTGATCCACTGCCGAGACTTGTACCGTGACATTGGGAATGCTCATGTCACTGGTCTCTGATAGACCGGAGAACCCCAGAAAGTGGCCGTTGGCCGTATAGGTGTTAGTACTCCACAGCACGTTGATCCAGGCGTCCGTCATGCGGATGGTGCCGTCATCGAACCATGCCTCAACCAAATAGACGGGCTGATTGCTGGATTTAAGGATCTCGGTAATGAACTCTGAACTTGCGCCGCGATCCATTAAAAGGCCTCCACCAACTGCAAGCTGAAGTTGTAAATTGACCCCGGAGCCACGGCTGATTCCATCGCATCTGTGCCCAAAGCCAACGTAAACGGCACGTTGCGCACGGTGATCACTGCACCGTCGGCGGGCACTGCCAACAAGGCAGGCTCAATTGCCACGGTAGCAAGGCCAAAGGCATCTGCGTTCACATCAGCGGTGACCATGTAGACCTTGGTCTGGCCAGCAATTCCAATGAAGTCACCTGCTTTCAGCGCGCCAGAAAGACCTGCGGTCCAGCCGCGCGTGGACAGACTTCTGCCTTGCTGATTAGCCCCGTTGATCTGCGGTGTTCCAGTAGCTACCCCTTGCGGCAGCTTGTGCGCAGGCAGTACGGCGGTGAAGGTGTCCCACTGGCCGCGTTGGGCAACAACAAAGGCTTGGATTGGCGCGAATTGCGCTCGGGTCAAACCTACCCAGTCCGCAGTGATCACCCAGCGCTGAGCGCCATTGGTGCGCACACTGCGGCGCAGGTTGTGCGAAATCGAAACACGTGTGGGCTGGTAGGACTGAATCTTGATGGCGCTGGGCGCGGGGGTTAAAGGAAATGTGCCGCTCATGACTTATCCCGTGATCCCATAGCGTCCGCGCATGTTGAGCGCCTGATTCACGATACCCACCACCACTGCCTTGTTTTGCACCATGGCGGACTGGAAACTACGTGCGTCCATTGCCCGCACGGAAAAGTTGATATTGATTGGCGCTTGGGCTGAACTGCTGTCACCGCCGTCTGGCGAAGCTGTTGTGACAGGCGTCTTCCCGTTGGGAACGATCGTTCCTGCGCCATTGGGCACAAACCACTCTGGGCCTTGCTCGCCCACGATGTAGGGCTGACCACCTGCGACCGGACCGCCATCGGCCTTGAACAGACCCGACAAAAAGTTACCGGCACTGCTGAACATGCCTGAGAGCGACATTCCGCTGGTCGCTTGTGCCAGCGGTTTCATGATGCTGTTTTGAATCTGGATGCGAATCAGATCCGCAATGATGGAGTTGGCCAGGCTCTTGAAGTCGAGCTTGCCGGTCTGCACAAAGCTCACCAGCGCGTCCTCCATTCCCTTGAACGCATTCGTGAATAGCCGCTCGGACTGGGCTGCTGCGTTGGTGACCGTGTCGATGTAGTTGTTGAGGGCTTTGTTGACGCCCGTCTCCCAAGAGCGCTCAGCGTCCCATCTGGCTTCTATCGCTTTGATCATGACTGCGGTTGATTTGACGGCCTCATCGCGCAATCGTTGCTGCGTATCTGCCGTCAGTTTGGTGCCGCTTTGCTCGGCATCCCAGATCTGCTGCTCGACCGCGAGGAAGTTCTTACGTTTGACGTTAGCGATCTCCTGCGCCTGGGCGTTCATGCCAATCAGGTCGGTCTGGAAGATGTATTGTTCGTTGGCCTGCTCGAGGCTGTGCGTGAATGCATTGATGCGCTTGGTCTCATCGAACTTCTGCTGGGCATCGAATCGATCATTCACCGCCTGCACCAAAGTGGCCGTGGACTTGGTCGCCTCGGTGCGCAATCTCTGCTGCGCCTCTGCAGACAACTTGGAGCCGTTCTTTTCTGCATCCCAGATTTGCTGTTCAACAGCCAGGAAGTTCTTGCGTCCTTCGGTGGCTAAGGCTTGATCGCGCGCATTCAGGCCAATCAACGTGTTTTGAAACTCGTATTGCTGGTTGGCCACATCCAGGCTGTGGGCGAATGCATCAATGCGTTTGCTCTCATCAATCGACTGGATGCTTGAAACGGTGGCCGTTACCTTGGCCATATCGCCTAGGCGGCCTTCCTTGACTGCAAGCAGGCGACCTTTTTCGATCATGGCCTCGTACTTGCCCAGTTTGTCTTTGATGGCCTCGACATTGAGCGAGTCCAGGTACGAATCAAACGGGCTGGTTTTGTCAGGCCGCTGGTCTGGAATGGCAAAGGAGCGCTTGGGTGACTCGACGGGCTTTTTCATACCTGCATCACGCTGTGCAAACTGCTCGTCGAGTTTGGTCAAGAACAACGGTGCGGTCCAAATCTTGACCATGTCATCGTTGAAGGACTCGGCGTGGCTTTTGAGGTCCGAGGTGAGCGTAGCGAAGCGACGTTTGACCGGATCTAGTGACTTTTCACTGATCATCTCTGCACCAATGCCATCCATGAAGGCAAGCACCGACACAATGTCCGCGCCGGTGGCTGCGATGGCGTTACCGGCAATGCGAACAATCCGAACGCAAGCGTCAAAGATGTCGATGAAGGCGGCAACCGCACGCAAGCCTTCCCGTGCCCAGGTCTCGATCACATTGTCTTGCTTGAGTTGCTTGGCCGTGTCGTTGAGGCGCTCGGTCATGCTGCCTGATGCCAGCAAAGCATCGGTGAAGTCACGCATCACCGGCAGTAAGGCCGAGGCAATGGTGTTGTAAAGCGACTTTTTCCTGCCCTCCAGGCGCACGAGGTTCTTCTCGTACAGGTCTGCTTCTGCGGCCATCTCCGATGTGACCTTGGCGTTTAGTTCGCCAATTTCAGCCAAGTCCTGCATGAATGGCAGCAGTTCAGCGCCTCGCTTGCCCAGCAGCATCTGGGCTGTTGCCACAGCCTGTGTACTGCTATCCATGGAATCGAGCTTCTTGGCCAGATCCAGCATGACTTCGCCGGAGTCGCGCAACTTCCCCGATGAGTCGGTGACCTCAACGCCGAGCGATTTGAACAAG